GAACGAAGGCGCTGGCGTCGCATACGACCAGGCGCAAGAGGTCTACACGGCTCGCTACACCCACGAGACCATCGCTTTGGCGTTCTCGCTGACCGAAGAAGCCGTGGAGGACAACCTCTACGACCGCCTGTCGGCCCGCTACACCAAGGCTCTGGCTCGCTCGATGGCTCAAACCAAGCAGATCAAGGCGGCCGCCGTTCTGAACGGCGCTTTCACCACCTCCATCGGTGGTGACGGCAAGCCTCTGTGTGCAACCGACCACCCCACCCTGGGCGGTCCGGACCTGCGCAACGAGCTGTCCACCCCTGCTGACCTGTCCGAGACCTCCCTGGAGCAGGCTCTGATCGACATCGCAGCGTTCACCGACGAACGCGGCCTGAAGATCGCTGTTCAAGGCCTCAAGCTCATCATTCCGAAGGAGCTGATGTTCACTGCCGACCGTATCCTGAAGTCCACGCTTCGCGTTGGTACGGCCGACAACGACATCAACGCCATCCGGAACATGGGCATGGTGCCGCAGGGCTACACCGTGAACCACTTCCTGACCGATCCCGACGCGTTCTTCATCAAGACCGACGCGCCCAACGGCATGAAGGGCTTCACCCGCGTGGCGATCAAGACTGGCTTCGAAGGCGACTTCGACACCGGCAACGTCCGCTACAAGGCTCGCGAGCGCTACAGCTTCGGCTTCAGCGATCCTCGCGGTATCTTTGGCTCGCCTGGCGGATAAAGAAAAGGGTTGGGGTTTCCCGGCCGGAAAAAGGGGTCTTCGGACCCCTTTTTCTTTTTGCGGACTTGGGTTATATTCAAGACAAGTTCCGGGGTTACCGGCACATCTGACAGTCCCGGCTGACGACATGCAGACAGATGTGCCTCAACACACTCGCATGTGAGGATCAAAATGGGTGCTTCTACCTTTTCGGGCCCGCTCAAGGCCGGCCCTATCTCCCAAACCACCGGCACCACTGTCGGTACCAACGTCGCCAACGTCGGCTTCGTGCTGATGGCCCAATCGGCGGTCATTGACATCATCGGTGCAACGTCTGCTGATCAAGTGGTCGCCACCGTTCCCGCTGGCTCGCAGATTGTTGACGTCATCCTGAACGTCACCACGGCCAACGATGATACTGGCACGGCCACGGTCTCTGTCGGCACTTCGTCTGCCGCTACCGCATTTGTGCCTTCCACCTCGGTGAAGACTGCTGGCACCACGCGTGGCACGCTGACCAACAGTGTCGCTACCGATGTGGGAACGTCCGACATCCAAGTGCTGGCCGACTTCACTGCCCAGAACGGCAACGGCGCTGCCGGCGCTGCTACTGTCACGGTGCTGTACCTGCAAGCTCGCGACCTCGTTTAATCGGAGGCCGTCATGAGCTCTAGCAACATAAAGTCAGTCCAAAAGACGGCCTCTGCGCAGGCCGTCAATGGACGTGCTCGCCTGCTGGGGGTCTACTTCACGAACACGGCCACCGCATCTTCTGTCGTTCTCAAGGACGGCGGCAGCAGTGGCACAGCCCGTTTGTCGCTGTCGACTCCTGCTTCAGCAGGCTCCCAGGACCTGATCATTCCAGACATGGGCATTTTGTTTGAGGATGGCATTTACATCACCTTCGGGTCGGCTGAAGTGACAAGCGTTACTTTACTGTTCGAAGGCGGAGCTGCTGCGTAATGGCTACCAAGAAGGGCATGGGCATCAAGACTTCGGTGAAGTCGGGGAACTTCCGACCCACCAAGCAAGGTGCGGGCATGACCAAAAAGGGTGTGGCTGCGTATCGCAAAGCCAACCCTGGTAGCAAGCTGCAGACAGCGGTGACGGAGAAAAAGCCGTCACCAGCGGATGCAAAGCGTCGCGCGTCGTACTGTGCACGTTCGGAAGGTCAAATGAAGATGTTTCCAGAGGCAGCCAAAGACCCCAACAGCCGGATTCGTCAGGCTCGTAAGAGGTGGAGGTGTTAAGCCATGGAAATGATGATCTGGAACGTCGTTTTAACGGCGATTGTGGGCATTATGGGGTTCATGTTGAAGGCAAAGTTCGACGAGGTCAGCCGACTCGGCATACTCCTGAACAAGACTCGCGAAGAGGTTGCTCGGGACCATGTCACCCGCAAGGAAGTTGACGACCGATTCGATAAGTTCCTCAGTCACGTGGACCAGCGGTTCAACAGGATTGAGGCCAAGTTGGATGAAATCCGAAAGGTAGGGTAAGCGAATGAAAAGTGCAGGCATGAAGATGGTGAAAAAGGGCGGCAAGTCTGTTCCCGCTTTCGCCGCCGACGGCGTCGGCAAGATGAAAAAAGGTGGTATGGCCATGAAGTCCGCTTCGGACAAAATGGGCCGTGCTGTCAAGCGTAAAACGGCCGACGTCAAGGGCCGTGCAATGAAGAAAGGAGCCTGATCATGGCTGGCAAAGGAATGGGTTGCGCCACTCGTGGCGGCGGTGCCGTGATGAGCGGTCCGAAGAATCGTGTCACGTCGGAGCCGAGCAAGACCTCTGGCCCCGTCATGATGAAAAAAGGCGGCATGGCCAACAAAGGCAACATGAACGAGCACAAGCGCATGGCGATGGGCAAGAAGATCATGGGCAAGATGGGCGGCGGCATGGTCAAGGGCTACCGCAAGGGCGGGATGTGTGACTGATGAGCACGTCGGGCACCACCACGTTCGACCTCGCGATTGACGACCTGGTCGAGGAAGCGTTTGAGCGCTGCGGCATCCGTGCGCAGAGTGGCTATCAGCTCAACTCTGCCCGCCGCTCGCTCAACCTGCTCTTTCTCGACTGGGCCAATCGCGGGCTGAACCTGTGGACGGTTGAACAAGCGACCTACACGCTGACCCAAGGGGTCAACGAGATCAGCTTGCCGACCGACACGGTCAATGTGCTCGAAGCCATCATTCGTCAGAACAACCAGGGCATCAACACCGACGTCTACATTGAGCGCATCAGCCGGGAAGACTGGCTCAACGTGCCCGACAAGACCTCGCAGGCGCGGCCCGCGCAGTTCTACGTCCAGCGGGACAACAATCCCAAGGCCTTCTTCTATCCTGCGGCCGATCAGACCTACACGTTCGTGTACTACCGCATTCGGCGCATCCAGGATGCTGGAGGCTACACCAACACAGCGGACGTCAACTTCCGCTTCTTGCCGTGCCTGGCCTCTGGCCTGGCCTACTACCTGTCGTTGAAGTTCGCACCTGATCGGGCTGCGGCGCTCAAGGCCATCTACGAAGAGGACTTCCAGCGCGCTGCCTTGGAGGATCGCGACACTGCCAGTGTGCAGTTCGTGCCGGACTTGGGGGTGTGACATGGCCTACGCGACCGGCAAGTACTCCCTGGCCCTGTGCGACTACTGCGGCCAGCGCTACCCATACAACACCCTGCGCAAGAATTGGCAGGGGTACATGGTTTGCCCGGACGACTACGAGCCCAAAGAGCCGCAACTGGAGCCTCTGCGCTACCGGGGCGACGCGATTGCCCTGCGCGATCCGCGTCCCGACCGCATCGAGCCGGTGTCCGTGTTCGTTGGTGCGCCCGGCTTCACCGCTTTCCAGAGCTACGGCAGCGCCCGTGGCACGAATGACATGCGGCCCTACGTGGAGGGCCAGGCTCTCATCGCCCAGGGCGTCGTCGGGTCTGTCACAGTGAGCACATCATGACCTACGACGAGCTTGTCACCAACATCCGCAACTACACCGAGGTGGACGCCAATGTGTTCTCCAACTCGGTGATCAACACGTTCATCACGATGGCGGAGAACCAGATTCTCCGCGAGATTGACCTGGACGTCTTTAAGCTCGAAGTCGCTGGCAACATGACCTCGGGCAACAAGTTCCTGGCCGCGCCCTCGGACATCCTGACGCATCGCTACATGATGATCACGGTGGCCGGCGAGCAGATTTTCCTGGACTTCCGCGACACGTCCTTCATGAAAGAGTACTGGGCCGACGGCACTGACACCGGTGTGCCCAAGTACTACTCTGTGTGGGACCAGAACACCTTCTACGTGGCCCCCACGCCGGCGCAGAACTACACCGTAGAGCTGGGGTATATCTACCGCCCGGTGCAGCTCTCGCCTGCCAACCCCACCACGTGGATCAGCAACAATGCGCCTGAGGCACTGCTTTATGCCTGCTTGATTCAGGCCTACAGCTACACCAAGGGCCCGTTGGAGATGCTGCAGTACTTCCGTCAGTCGTACAAAGAAGCGATCCAAGGCCTGGGTGTCGAGCAGCAGGGCCGTCGTCGTCGCGATGAGTACCGTGATGGCATGCTTCGCATTCCCCTTAAATCGGAGTCACCTGGACCATGATCTCTGTGCAATCACCCGTCCTCGTTGGAGGCGTACAAGTCGAAACCACTGCCCATCGTGGGTGGTCTGTCGAGGAGCTCGCGCAGCGGGCCGCCGACAAGATCATCTACGTGGGCGATCAGTCGCACCCGGCGGTGCGCGAGCAGGCCCGAGCTTTCAAAGAGAGCGTTAAGGGCGTGGTCGCGTTCTACCTTCGGGAGGCGGTTGAGCAGGACCGACTCACGCTGGCCAATCGTCTGCGCGAGGCGGGCTACCCGGACCTGGTCCACCTGTTAGGAGAGTAATCATGGCATTCAGCGGCAACTACATGTGCACCAGCTTCAAAGTGGAGCTGATGCAAGCGGTGCACAACTTCACGACGAGCACCGGCAACACCTTCAAGCTGGCTCTGTACGACAACACCCCATCGTTCACGGCCGCGACAACCGCCTACACCAGCTCGGGCGAGGTCGCCAACTCTGGCACCTACTCTGCTGGCGGCGGTGCGCTGACCAACGTCACGCCCACGAGCTCGGGAACCACTGCGTTCACCGACTTCGCGGACCTGTCGTTCACCAGTGCGACCATCACGGCCTACGGCGCGATGATCTACAACGATTCAGCAGCGGGCGATCCGGCTGTCTGTATCTTGGACTTTGGCGGGGCCAAAACCTCGACCAATGGCACGTTCACGATCATTTTCCCGACCGCTGACGCAACCAGTGCGATCATCCGCATCGCGTAAGGAACGTAGGTGGCAGATGCAACCGTTGCGTTCCAAGGATGGAATGCCTCTGGCGTAGGCTGGGGTGAAGACCCCTGGGGGGAAAGTCTTGCCGACTTACCCACCGGGACGGGTCAGGTTGGGTCTGTAGCGATCTCGGCCGATGCCAACGTCACGCTGACGGGGGTATCGGCCTCGGCACTTCTGGGCCAGGTGACGGTCACCGCGAATGCGGACGTCCCGGTCACCGGGGTGTCTGCTTCCGGCGCGGTGGGAACCGTGGCCGTTACAGGGGACGCCAACGTCCTCCCGACGGGTGTGCAGGGCACTGGTGTGGTCGGCACCGTTGTGGTGGCGGCCGATGCCAACGTGCTGGTTACCGGCGTCCAGGGCACGATGCAACTGGGCCAGGTCACGGTAACCGCCAACGCGGACGTGCCGGTCACGGGTGTCTCGGCCACAGGCCAGGTTGGCCAGGTGGCCATGACTGGCGATGCCAATGTGCTGGTCACCGGCGTTGTCGGGACCATGCAGTTGGGCAACGTGACGATTGCAGCCAATGCCGACGTCTTTGTGACCGGCGTGCAGGCCACGGGCCAGGTTGGCAGCGTCACGACAACGAGCGACGCCAATGTCACATTGACCGGCGTGTCGGCCACGGGCTTTGTGGGCACCGTGGTCATTGATGCGAGCGGCAATGTCAATGTCACGGGCTTGCAAGCAACCGCCAGTGTTGGCAGTGTCGCCGTGGCAGCCAATGCCGACGTGTACCTTACGGGCGTGTCCGCCCAAGGGCAGGTCGGATCGGTATTGGTCTGGGGCGTGATTGATGACAACCAGACCCCCAACTGGCAAAATGTGGATGACTCCCAAGCTGAAAATTGGGTGGTTGTCAATGACGGCAACACAGTGACCTGGACACAGATCACTACGTAAAGGAACAGAAGATGCCAAGCACCTACTCCAGCAATCTAAAACTTGAGCTGATGGCCACGGGTGAAAACTCGGGTACCTGGGGCAACATCACCAATACCAATCTTGGCACAGCGGCCGAGCAGGCCATCGTTGGCTATGGCAGCGTGGTCTACGCATCTGATGCCAACCTGACGATCTCGATCACCAACAGCAACGCAGCGCAGGCCGCGCGGGCCTTGGTGCTCAATGTGACGTCCTCGGTCAGCCTGACGGGCACTCGCGAGCTGGTGGTGCCAACCATCGAGAAGCAGTACATCGTCCAGAACAACACCACGGGCTCGCAGAGCATCACGGTGAAGACCTCGGCCGGCACCGGCATCACTGTGCCGAACGGTCGCAAGGCGCACCTGTATGTGGATGGCACGAACGTCATCCAGATGTTCGACTTCGTAGACATCAACGGCGGCACGATTGACGGCACCACGGTCGGCGCAAGCAGCGCATCGACTGGTGCGTTCACCACGCTCAATGCCTCTGGTGCAACGACGCTGGACGGTTCCGTTGCCTTGGGTAACGCCTCTGGCGATCTGATCACTGTCCCTGGCACGATCAACTCGCACCTGCTCTTCACCGACAACACCTACGACATCGGTGCGTCGGGTGCAACGCGGCCCCGGAACCTATTCCTGGCCGGCGCTGCGACCATCGGCGGCAACCTGAGCGTCGGCGGCACGCTGACCTTGACCGGCGGTTTGATTTTGAACGGCAATGTGACCGTGGGTGACAGCTCGGCGGACACGCTGACGGTCAATGCCACGATCACGAGCAACCTGCTGTTCACCGACAACACCTACGACATCGGTGCCAGCGGCGCCACGCGCCCGCGCAACCTGTTCCTGGCCGGTAACGCGACCATCGGTGGCAACACCACGATGACCGGTTCGCTGACCGTGGACAGCACGACTGATTCCAGCAGCACGACCACTGGCTCCATCCAGACGGACGGTGGCGTGGGCATTGCCAAGAAGCTGTTTGTCGGCCTTGACGCCAATATCTACGGCATCACCGTAGGCCGTGGCGCAGGTGCTGTGTCCACCAACACTGCGGTGGGGGCGAGTGCTCTGTCGACAAACGCTACAGGCTCACAAAACACAGCAATTGGTATTCGTGCGCTGCGGTTAAACACTGCGTCTAACAATACCGCAGTTGGAGCATATGCCCTTGATGTAAATTCAACGGGTACTGAAAACAATGCATTTGGTTTAAGTTCTCTTGTTGCCAATACTACTGGTAGTTACAACGTAGCAATTGGAACATACGCACTTACGGCCAACACCACCGCCTCTAACAACACCGCTGTTGGTTATCAATCCTTGTACAGCAACACGACAGGTGCAAATAGCACTGCCGTTGGATATGGATCGGCTTTTTCAAACACCACGGGAACTGTGGGTGCGTTTGGTTTGTGGGCACTTCGCTACAACACCACAGGAACGAACAATGCGTTTGGTTTCCAAGCGTTGACAACCAATACGACGGGAACAAACAACTCTGCGTTTGGCTACAACGCACTGGCGTTGAACACCACCGGCAATAACAACGTAGCCTACGGAGATTCTGCGCTCCAAGCCAACACCACCGCCTCCAACAACACTGCTGTTGGTTATCAGGCGGCTTATGCAAATACTACTGGTACTCGAAACGCTGCTTTTGCTTCGTTTTCTTTGCTGAGTAATACCACGGGCAACTACAACACTGCACTGGGCTATGAAACGCTAGGAGCCAACACAACCGGCTCAAACAATACGGCAATCGGATATCAAGCGCTTGATGTCAACACCACCGCTTCCAACAGCACCGCCGTCGGTTATCAATCGCTGTACACAAACACGGGCGGCAACAATACTGCTGTCGGAACTCAGTCTTTATTTCTGAATACAACCGGCGCAAGTCTTGCCGCACATGGCGTTGAGGCTTTGTACAGCAACACAACTGGCAGTTTCAACTCTGCTTTTGGTCGTCAAGCCCTCTACTCCAACACCACCGCCTCATACAATACCGCCGTTGGTTATCAGGCGGGGTATAGCGCGACGACCTTAGGACAAAACACGGCCGTCGGCTCTCTTGCGCTATATACGAACACGGGAACTAGAAACTCTGCCCTTGGATACCGCGCTAGTTACCTTAACACAACAGGGCAGGATAATGTCGCCATTGGTCAGGACGCGCTTTACACAAATTCGACTGGTTCTTCAAATGTGGCGGTGGGCTTCAACGCCCTCAGTTCGAACACAACGGCATCCAGCAATACAGCCGTAGGAACCTTTGCCCTTAACGCAAACACCACCGCATCTTTTAACACTGCCGTCGGTTATCAGGCGGGGTACAGCAATACCACCGGCCCCGGCGGAACATTTGTTGGGTATCAAGCGGGCTATGGGGTGACAACAGGCGCATATAACTGTTTTGTTGGGTTGCAGGCCGGTTATGCAATGTCCACTGGCACTCGAAACACCATCCTCGGTGGCTTCAGCGGCAACCAAGGTGGCCTCGACATCCGCACTGCCAGCAACTACATCGTGCTGTCGGATGGGGATGGGAATCCGAGAGCATACAGCAATGAATTTGGACAATGGACTTTCCCCGCAGTTAACGGAGCAATCCGAGTCGGCGGGTCTGGGTATGTAACAAATCCATCCACAATGGTTTTAGGACAATACACCAGCACTAGGGTATATGTCCAAGCCCCTGCGGGCGGCGCGGTTGAAATCTGGGATGATGGAACAAATCCAATTGCAATTTTTAATGACGACCGCACTATTACGGCGGCCTACACAATTGGAGTTGGTGGTACAGCCGGTTCTACTTCTGGTGCAGGCATCACCTTCCCCGCCACCCAATCCGCATCGTCTAACGCCAACACGCTGGATGACTATGAGGAGGGAGCGTTTACATATACTCTCTACGCAGGGACAACAGCAGGGGCTAGCGGTACAGGCTATTACACAAAAACTGGTCGGGTGGTGAACGTAAATTTTGAAACCCCTTACGCAACAAGTTGGCCTACTGGAGGCGTTTTTGAGATTAGAGGTTTGCCATTTGCGGCCTCAAGCGCGGCGTATTTTCTGGGGAG